CTTGACAGCATATGACTCACACGGTCCAAATTGATATTAAGTCCTTCTGGATGATCCACTTCGCCCAACACTGAATAACCACCTTTGATCTGATCGTTGAGTGTGTTGACAGCCCTACCGATTTCACTAACAGGATACACTCTTTGGTTGGCATTTTTCACGCCTCCCTGAATGCAGATACCTTTCATGTAAAGGCTCTTACCCCCGTTTTTGTCCTCTGTAGACTCCACGATCAAGCCTGCTTGATCGAATGTCAATGTTTCACGTAATGTTAACATCTTTTACTTTATAAGTCCTTAACTGTACTATTTGCTACCCACAACACTGGTCGAATTGTCCGACTTGTCAGCATTTTCTGGGCCTTTGGCTTTTACCAACTTGATAGATGCGCCAGGCGTATTAATATTGCCTCCGTCATTCAACTCCGCTTTTGGAGCTGATCTACCTTTTTCTTCTGAACCAACAAAGTCAACTGCGTTTCCGCCTGTTGATTTCGCTTGCTTAGGAGTTGGAGATTTTGCGTTGTCAGAATGGTCAGCATGTTTCACTGCCACTTTGTCCACGTATTCTCTCATTCTTTCTCTTTCGCTTTTGTCTTCAGAGTTGGCTGGTTGTGTGCCAAGTGCGGAAGTTGCTACTGGTGCTACTTCCTCTGCATTTGGTTGAACTTCTGTTGCTACGGCTTCTTTTTCAGCTTCTTTATCGCCTTCACCGTCTTTAGCATCTTCTTTGTCGCCTTCGTCTGACATTAATTTTTCAAACTCGGCTTTTAGTTCTTCCACTGCATCTTCTAAATCAACTATTTTGTTTTCGATGTCTGCATCCGCAGGTTTTTCTTCACCTTTGTGTTCAGCATCTTTTTCGTCTTCGATGTCTGCGATCATGTCGTCAGAGGCATCTCCGCCTACTTCAGCAGTTATTGGAGCAACTGCAACTGGAGCAACTGCAACTGGAGCAATTGTTTCAGCAGCAACTTCTTCAGTAGATTCTTTTTTCATTTCTTCTTTAGAATCTTCTTTGTCTGCTTTTTTCATTTCTTTATCTTTTTTAGCTTCTTCCACAGCAGTTTCTTCCACTGCTATATCAGCTAAATCTGATTCTAATAAATTTTCGTAGATCGAACGTGATTTCTCAACTACTATTTCATGAAATAGAGCTTCTGCACCAGTTCTGTCATCTGCGGTAAGTTTTTCAAGCATTTGCTCGAATTTATTGGTTGTGTTTTCTGACATTAGTGTCTCCTTGATTGTTGGTTAGTTTATTGATAAGGCTGTCTCCTTTATTTAACAAAATTTTTAAAAAGTGGGTAGATATAGGTCGATTTTGACTGGTTTTACACAGGTTTTGGTCTGCAAAAGCTGTTGCGAAAATCTGACACCCGCATTTCGGAATAATTGCGATATTTTTTAAAATCTTCTGCTTGATAGCCTGCTCCACTGTCTGGCACCACCCTAATGTATTGGTTTTTGGGGTTTTTCTGTATCACAATGCCGGTTTGACGCTGCCAATTGCCATGATATGTGGCTGGATCTGTGTTGTTGCGGTAGTTGCGTGTGCTGCCATAGAGGTTGTTGAGTTTGCCCTCTGCAGTGCCCACATAATCAAACCCTAATATATAAAGTGTGGTGTGCTGATGTGAAGTGGCCAACCACAGTGCTGTGGGTCCTGAACTCCATCCTTGACTGGGTTTGAAAAAATTCAATCCTTTGAACTTTTCCATGTTTTTGTTGGGATTGGTCCACACAGGGTTTTGCAGTTGCCATTGACTTTCACAAATCTCCACAATCATCTTGGCATCCACTGCCACCAAAAAATCTGGTCTAAATTCACGATACAGTGCATTGCAACCATAAATTTTGCCCCATTCGCGCAGATAATCTAGGTTGATATTTTTGCGACTCAGTCCATTGCCCAACACAAAAGCAATGTTGCCATCCACTGGTGGTCTGGATTGAGGCGTGGGTGCAACAGATGTGTGTTGATGTGGAACAGGCTGCACTGTTGTGCTATGACCTTGTTTGGCCAGTCTTTGCTGTGTTTTTTCAGAGTTACGCTGATGTTTGATGGCTTGCCACTGTTCTTTGGTGTATAAAGACTTGTCTAATTTGGCCATGCTTGGCTGTTCAGGTTAGGCTGTGGGTTGAGTGCTGGCGATACTGTACATGTTTCTCACAAATTCCAGTTCTTTTTGCTGTTCGTTGTTGTGAAATTCACTGGCTTTGCGAGCTCTGTTGATTTGTTTCAGAGTAAATCTAGTTTTGCGAGTGTCTGTGGTGCCAATAATGGATTGATCATGCTGAGGATCATACATTTTGTGATCAGCGGTGTTCACATCATTTTTGTCAAAATAGAAAATTTCACGCAGTAGCATGAAATTATTTATGCTTATGTGGTGGGAGTTGTGCCTGGTGTGGTGCCAGCACCGCCTGTGGTATCTGTGGGTTCCACTGGAGCAGTGGTTTCTGGTTCTTGTGCTGCTAAATCCTGCTGTATGTTGGCAGAGCTGATACCTGCGCTGCGCATTTCAGCAGCTGATGCAGTGGGTTTAACTTTGAATTTCTCATCATTTTCTTCACGCCATAATCTTTCGTTTTCAGCCAATTCATCTGCACTCATGCCCAAAAATCTCATCAGTGCATATCTGTTGCTGATGTAAGGCAGTGCTGCCACTTGACTGAATGTTTGGATTCTGTTGTTGTCCAATTCTGCTTGTCTGTAGGAAGCAAAGTTTTGTGGAGTTTGAAACTTGATATCAAACATGCTCACGTCAATGTTGACTCCTTTTTCCAAAAGATACTTTTTAAAATCGGTGTTGAATTCATCTGCCACCAAGTTCTGTAATCTTTCACAATAGTTGTTGAATCTTAATTCTTGAATGTAAGCAGTGCCCACTCTGCCATCTGTGTACTGTGCATTGCTGTCATCTGGTCCTGTGGGTAGGTATGAGCTGGGAATACGCAATCCACGCAACAGTTTATTGGTAAAGTATTTTAAATCATCAATTTCACCAAGGTTTGTACCGCCTGGCAGTGTTTCCACTTTTGATCCACGACCTTCTGCTGTCTGTGGGAAGAAAAAGTCTTCATTGATGGATAATGGATTGTAGGCAGAATCTATCACATTGGTTCCACCGCCTGTAGATGATGGAATACGTCTTTGATGAATTTCTGTTTTGACTCTTTCCACAAACTGCATGGCCAAGTGTGAAGGCATATTGCCCACGTCCACATAGAACACACGACGTTCTGGAGCTCTTTGCACCCTGTAAATGATAATTGCGTCTTCCAATAATTCTTTTTGTTTGTACACTTTAAATATGGACTCTAATAAAGAATTTCCAAATGGGAAATTATTGTCCAGTCCTTCACTCAAACTCAAATGTATCACATGTTCTGCACTCACAGCAGTTTCTTTCAAACTGGTGGTGAATCTTGATCCAGACTGTTCGGGGCTCATGCCCACCATACCACGCACACTGCCTGCCAAATAACCAGAACCACCTGCTGTGATACTGTTGTTGGTTTCGTATGGAGTGGTAGCAATCAAATCTTTAAAATTTAAATTTATGTCACGTATCATGTACTGTTCTGGTTTCTTGCCTTCTGATTCATTCACAATGATCTTGGTCACTTTGGCTGGATCCACGTGGAACCATTTTTTAGTTTCAGGATCTTTGATAAAGAAAGCATCACCGTACTTGAACACATTACGGAATATTCTAAAAATTCTCTTGTTGAAATTGTTCAGTTTGCACCACTGCTGTAGATATTGTTTCAGTATGGTGATTTCTGCATTGGTGGCAGGTTGTTTGAAATTCAGTTTAAAATTTGTGTCATTCTGTTTGTTCAGTTGCGAACAAAATTCAGCCAGGATGTCCAAGGCTGCATTCACTTCGGAATCCATGTCCATCACATTGTATTGTCCATAGCGTTCCACTCTGTTGGGTGATCCCACATACACATCTGGCAAATAAGAACTGTAGTTGGTCTTGGCTGGACCTGCCATGCGACCTGTGCGAGTGTATATCTCGTTGTCACTCACTTGATTAAAATATCTTTTCCAACTCATATTATGTAATTTCTCCAACTGCTGTAGCAGTGTCTCTTTGATATCTTTTGCTGCCTTCTAGCACATAAAGAACTTGCTTCATAGTCATATTTAACTCTTCCAGCTTGTCAGCTGAAGTTTTTCCTGTGGCTGACACTGTGCTGCTCATATTGTTTTGTACTTTAGCAAAAGAGTCTCCCAGACTGTTTAATGCTTCAGTATAGCTGTCTATTTTGCCTTTGTCAAGTGAATCCAATGTGGTATTGATATTTTTGGCAAATGATTCTATGTTGATGTCTTTGATCTGACCAAAACCACCAGTGCTGCCAAATACCGCCATGGCACTGGCCAGTGCTTTGACTCCTTCGCCCACACTTTTTAATCGTTCACCATCCACATCTGCCACTTTGCCCAATCCTGTGCCCAATTTTTCCAGAGCGCCTCCCATGAGCCATGTGGCTCCGGCCAGTGCTGCACCTATGCCAATTACTGCCAACGATAGTATTCCTATGGCTTTGGCAGATGCCACTGCACCACCAGCACTGAGCATTTTTCCGGCTATACCTGTGCCTGCTGTTTTGCCTGCTGCTGCTGCTGGTGCTGCTGCAGTGCTGCCGGACAGTAGATTGGATCCCATGCCTAGGGCCTTGCTGCCCATATTCATGCCACCTTTCATAATTGCTG